GGTCCACGATCTCGCAGAAAAATGCTAGCGCCAGCGGTCAAAGGTCCGAACCGTTGCAGCGCAAGGGGTTTGAAGGAATGGCATCCCCAACCCCAGGCAAGAGTTAAGTAAGTTAAGCAGGTTAACTAGAATCAGTTAACTAGGAGTAAGGGTACTTAACCGAGGGTGCTTGTAACTTTTGCAGAGTTTGCGCTGATCAAGGGATGCAGTAAGCCAGCCGTTAGTCATGCGGTGAAGTCTGGGCGGATTGCTGCGGCGATTGTGGAGAAGGATGAAAAAAGATGGTTGGATCGCGATCTGGCATTGGAGCTATGGAACCGGAATACGTTGAAGACGCATAACGCAAAGGTGAGTCGGCCTGATCCTGTTGAGGTGAAGCCAGTGAAGACGGCAAAGGAGTTGCAGGCACGGGTGGAGCAGTTACCAGATGATGCGATCCCTGAGCTGAATGTGAGCAGGGAGAGAAGGGAGCACTACCAGGCGGAGTTGAGCAAGTTGGAGGTGGATGCAAAGCGGGGTGAATTGGTGTCGGCTGAGGCAGTAAAGAAGGAAGCATTCAATTTGGCCAAGACCGTAAGGGAGGCGCTTGTTAATATCCCGGATCGTTTGGCAAACCAACTGGCGGCTGAGAGTGACCCGGCCACAATTCACATGGCACTTAGTCAGGAGCTGGTGTTGGCGCTTGAGAGATTGGCCAATGCTTGAGGCGAGTGTTGTTTATCGGGAGGCGTTCCTGTCGGGGTTGCGCCCTGAGCCGCAGTTGACAGTGAGCGAGTGGGCAGACGAGCACCGGATGCTGAGCAGCAAGGCATCATCAGAACCGGGGAGATGGCGAACGAGTAGAACCCCGTATCTGAAGCAAGCCATGGATTGCCTGAGCAGTAGCCATCCTGCGCAAAGGGTGGTGATGATGTTTGCAGCGCAGACAGGAAAGACGGAAGCGGGCAGCAATTTCCTGGGGTACGTGATCCACCATGCGCCTGGTCCGATGTTGCTGGTTCAACCCACGGTTGAGATGGCCAAGCGCTTATCAAAGCAAAGGCTTGAAAGTTTGATTAGTGAAACCCCTTGTTTAAGGGAACGGATCGCACCAGCCAGGAGCAGGGATTCAGGCAACACGCTTTTTGCCAAGGAGTATCCCGGCGGCATTTTGGTCATTACCGGAAGCAACAGTGCCAGTGGTTTGCGATCAATGCCTTGTCGGTATTTGTTCCTTGACGAGGTTGACGCATTCCCTGCAGATGTTGACGGGGAAGGTGACCCGGTGAGTTTGGCGGAACGTAGGACCACGACATTCACTAGGCGGAAGATTCTGCTTACGTCAACGCCAACGGTGAAGGGAAGCAGCCGGATCGAGGCTGAGTATTTGCGATCAGATCAAAGGCGGTTCTTTGTGCCCTGCCCATCTTGCGGTGAGATGCAATGGCTGAAGTGGCCGCAGATGAAGTGGGAGAAGGATCAGCCGGAAACCGCAAGGTATGAATGCGAGCACTGCAAAGAACAATTCAGCGAAGTCAACAAGGGGAGGATGCTGGCGGCGGGGGAGTGGCGGGCTACTGCTCCAGGTGATGGCAAGACAGCGGGCTTCCACTTGTCTGGGTTGTATTCCCCACTTGGTTGGCTGAGCTGGGCTGAGTTGGTGGATGACTTTCTCAGGGCCAAGGGTGATGCCCCGTTGCTGAAGACCTTTGTAAATACTCGGCTTGCTGAAACCTGGGACGAGCAAACCGGGACGCGGATTGATGCTGAGGGGTTGATGGAGCGCGTTGAGAAGTACGAGCGCGGGTTTGTTCCTGATGGGGTGCTTTGTCTGACGGCTGGGGTGGACGTTCAAGACAATCGCCTTGCTGTCTCGATCTGGGGGCATGGAAAAGATGAGGAAGCATGGCTCATTGAGCACACCGAGCTATGGGGCGACCCGACCCGCACTGAGCTATGGAAGCAGCTTGACGTTTTGATTGAAGGGGAATATCCCAGGGCCGATGGCAAGAAACTCCGGGTGATGGCTGCTTGCGTTGACTCTGGCCACTGCACCTCTGAGGTTTACAGCTACTGCCGACAACCACGCAAAGGTCAACTGGTAGTGGCCATCAAAGGTGCGAGCACAAGAGGCAAGCCACCCATCGGGCGTGAGAGCAAGGTGGATCTCAACCTCAAGGGAAGAACGATCAAGCGCGGCGCATCGGTTTACAGCGTGGGAACCGACACCATCAAAGATACGATCTTTGGCCGCCTACGCACGAACACAGAACCAGGCCCTGGGTATTTGCATTTTGGCGCTGCGGCTACGCAGGAGTATTTTGAGCAGCTAACCGCAGAACGTAAGGTCACCCGGTTCAATAGGGCAGGGATGCCATTGAGCGAGTACGTCAAAAAGAGCAACGCACGAAACGAGGCGCTTGATACCTGCGTCTATAGCGTGGCTGCGTTGCATCTGATCTATCGTCGCTTTGACAGGCGCACAATTTGGGACCAACTACAGGCGCGATTAGAAGGCCGATCTGAAGCAAGGAAGCCATCGGTAACATCTACACAGAAGGCTGCAGCGTCTTCCTTTGTGTCTGGTTGGTAATGCAGATTCCAGCAACAATCAGGGCGGGCAGCACTGTCCAATGGCTGGACAATGAAGCCACCGATTCGCTTGGCAATGCAATCACCAGCAGCACCTACGCGCTGACCTATTACCTGCGCTTCAACGCTGCTAGCGAAGGTGCCACGGTTGTTGGTAGCAACTACGCCTCAGGCTGGCAGTTCACGATTGCAGCGTCCACCAGTGCGGGCTTTGATGCTGGGACTTGGTATTGGCAGGCAGTAGCAACCGCAGGCAGTGTTTCTCACACCCTTGGCGCTGGGCAATCAATAGTTGAGGCTGCGCTCAATTACACGGGCACACCTGGCGCCTTTGATGGCCGTTCGCAATCTCAAAAAGATCTTGACTCCGTACAGGCAACCATCAGGGCAATTGTGTCGGGCGGCGCTGTTGCTGAATACACCATTGGAACTAGGCGTCTAAAGAAGATGGATATGGCTGATCTTGTCATGCTTGAAAGTAGGCTTAAGACAATGGTGATACGTGAGCAAAAAGCCGCGTTGATTGCTAATGGCCTTGGCAATCCGACCAGTCTTTACGTGAGGTTCTGATGGGCGTTCGTTCTGCCATCCGCGAGCTATTCAACCGCGAAAGCGTTGCCCCTACGCAGGCACCCCGCCGGCGCATGTTTGAAGGTGCCCGCGTTAGCAGGCTTACGGCTGACTGGGTAACGAGTGGGACCAGTGCAGATGCAGAGGTACGAGCAAGCCTTACATCTCTTAGGAATCGAGCGCGACAACTGGTCAGGGATTCTGACTATGCAAGGCAAGCATTGCGCACCATTGCTTCCAATGTGGTGGGGAACGGAATTCCCTTTCAAGCGCAGGTCAAAAAGCAACGCGGCAACAAGCTTGACCAACCCACCAACGACGCCATCGAAGCAGCCTGGGCTACATGGAGCAAGGCCAAGCATTGCCACACCGCAGGCAAGCTCTGTTTTGCTGACATCGAAAGGCTGGTAATCCGCAGCGTGGCGGAGTCTGGCGAAGTATTGGTGCGCATGGTCAAACAACCCTTCGGTAGTTCCAAGATTCCTTTGGCACTTGAGGTGATTGAAGCCGACAAGCTAGACGAGACTTTCAACGGCACCGCGCCGAACAGTAAAAACGAAGTGCGGATGGGTGTGGAGCTTGATAGCTGGGAGCGCCCTGTGGCCTACTGGTTCCGCAATAAGCATCCAGGCGATTACACATTCCCTGCTGCCACGGTTGACACAGCCAAGCAACGCACACGCATTTCAGCAGATGAGATCCTGCACCTGTTCTTGACCGAGCGGCCAGGACAGACCAGGGGGATTAGCTGGTTCGCATCCGCAGTCAAGAGCCTGCATCATTTGGCGGGCTACACCGAAGCAGAAGTTATTCGGGCACGTGCATCAAGTGCGCTGATGGGGTTCATCTCTTCACCTGAGGGGGAACTGATTGGCGATGATGTGATGGATGGCGAGCGGGTGACATCGTTTGAGCCGGGGGTGTTCAAGTATTTAGCGCCTGGCGAGTCGGTCAGTGTCCCTTCGCTTGATGCACCGGATGGGCAGTTTGAACCTTTTGTGCGCGGGATGCTGCGTGCTGTTAGCGCAGGCTTGGGTGTTTCGTTTGAGAGCATCAGCCACGATTTCAGTCAAACCAACTATTCCAGCAGCAGACTTTCACTACTTGAGGAGCGCGACAACTGGCGGATGCTCCAGCACTGGCTGACCGAAAACCTGCATCAACGGGTGTTTGAGCAGTGGCTTGAATTGGCCGTGTTGAGTGGCGCCTTGAATCTGCCTGTCTATGAGGCCGACCCAGAACGCTATCGCCAGGTGCGGTGGATGTATCGCGGGTGGGCCTGGGTTGACCCGCAAAAAGAGGTGGCCGCTTATCGCGAGGCTGAAATGGCTGGCTACACCACCAAGGCAGAAATCATTGCTGAAAACGGTGGTGATATTGAGGAGATCTTCCAGCAGCGCCGCCGCGAACTTGATTTGGCCGATGAACTGGGGCTCACCTTTGACACTTCAACAGCCACGCCAGAACCTGCACCAGCAATGGATAACGTTGATACACAGCCACCACTAGCGCAATGAGTAGCCAGAAGCGCAAACTAAGTGCCGACATGAGTGCCCGGCAGGGCTTGCTCTACAACGCACTCGAATCAATTACTGAAGAGCTGGGCACCTTTGATCAATCCATTGGTGCCAACGGTGCTCACTACGTTGACGGTGCCAACAATCCCTTTGCATCTGAAGGGATGCAATGCGCCAATTGCGCTCTTTACCAAGGTCCTCGTGCCTGTGAAGTGGTTCAAGGTGAAATAGATCCTGCAGGTATTTGTAAGCTGTGGATAATTCCTGAGCGTTTACTAACAATGACAGAACCCGATGCGCCTGCACCTGCAGAGCGTCAGGAAGAAAAACAGAATCTGCGCCGCTTTCAGCCCGTTCAATTTGAGCGTGCTGCTACTGATACAGAAGGTCGAACCTTCACCTTCCCCTTCAGCTCTGAGTTTGGTGTTGCTAGATCGTTTGGCAATGAAATCCTCAGCCATGAAGCAGGTGCCGCAAATCTTGCTCGGCTCAGTGATGCAGCCCCACTTCTCTGGAACCATGACCCCAACAAGGTTGTTGGTGTAGTAGAGCGAGCCTGGATCGATGAGCAAAGCAAGCGCGGATATTCCACCGTGCGGTTTAGTCGGAATGCGTTTGCGCAAGAGATTCTGGCTGATGTGAAGGATGGCGTTCTACGGAATGTCTCCTTTGCGTATGAGATCAACGACATGCAACAGCGTGCCGAAGATTTCGTGGCGACCAAATGGACGCCATACGAGGTGAGCATTGTGAGCATCCCCGCTGACCCAACGGTTGGTGTTGGGCGTGCTCTCGACTCTCAACTCGCGGCCACTGCCGCAACAACACCCACACCCACTCCCGTGGTTCCAATGGAAAACACCCCTGATCTCTCAGTGGTGCGGGCTGAAGCGGCTGAGGCCGAGCGCACCCGTATTGCTGGCATTACTGCCCTTTGCGACAAGCACAACATGACTGACCTTTCCTCGGCCCTGATCGGCGGCGGCAAAGGCATCGACGAAGCACGCGCTGCTGTTCTGGAGCGTATGGGTTCTGCCCAAAAGCCCGTCAATGACAAAGCTGCTGACATCGGCCTAACCGAAGCTGAAACCCGTCAATTCTCCTTTGTGCGTGCCATCAACGCACTGGCTCATCCCACTGACCGCCGCTGCCAAGAGGCTGCCCGCTTCGAGTTTGAAGTGAGCGATGCCGCTGCCAAGGCAATGGGCAAAGAGTCCCGTGGTCTGATGGTGCCTGCTGAGGTGCTGCGCCGCGACCTGACTGTTGGCACTGCATCTGCTGGTGGTAACACTGTTGCGACCGATCTGCTTATCGCCAACTTCATTGATCTGCTCCGTAACAAGGCAGTTGTGATGGGCCTCGGCACTCAGATGCTGACCGGCCTGCAAGGCAACATTGCCATCCCCCGTCAAACGGGTGGTGCTACTGGTTACTGGGTGGCTGAATCCGGTTCTCCCACCGAATCGCAGCAAGCCTTTGATCAGGTGACGATGAGCCCCAAAACCTTGGGTGCTTTCACCGACATCAGCCGCAAACTCCTGCTCCAGAGCAGCATCGACGTCGAGACGTTTGTCAGGAACGATCTTGCCACCGTGCTTGCATTGGAAATTGACCGCGCCGCTATCCACGGCTCTGGTTCTTCTAACCAGCCCACCGGCATCCTTGCTACCTCTGGCATTGGCTCTGTCGCTGGTGGCACAAACGGCGCTGCTCCCACTCTGTCCAACATCATCGCCCTAGAAACTGAAGTGGCTCAGGACAATGCCGACCTTGGCAGCCTGAACTACCTCACCAATTCCAAGGTGCGCGGCAAGCTGAAAAACACATTCACCAACTCCACCTATGGGGACACCCCTGTATTTGGTGTTGATGGTCGGATGAATTCCTACAACACGGCCATCACCAACACGGTAAGCAGCGCCTTGACCAAGGGTTCTGCATCTGGTGTTTGCTCAGCCATCATCTTCGGCAACTTTGCCGATCTGATTGTGGGCATGTGGGGCAGCCTCGACCTGATGGTTGACCCTTACACCGCTTCCACTAGCGGGACTGTTCGTGTTGTTGCTTTGCAAGATCTCGACATTGCGGTTCGTCACCCTGAGTCGTTCTCTGCAATGCTTGACGCTCTGACCACCTGATAGTTCTGGCCTTAGCTAGACACACACACTGGGGGCGGTTTCCGCCCCTTTTCTCTTATGCAAGTTCTGATTCTTCGCGACACCATCGCCAGCGGTGAGTTTGTAGAAGCCGGCAAAATTTATAACTTGAGCAAACGCGACGTTCAGATTTTGACTCGCATGGGCAAGGCAACTCTTGAATTGCCAGCAGCTAAGGTCACTGCCAAAAAAATGAAGGCAGAGGATTCAGCCAATTAAACTGGAACCAACAGGAGCTTTGCCATGGCATTAGGAGATTACGCCGGATTTGAAACAGCGTCGCTAGGAACACTGACAGCGGCAGGCGCTGGAACTAGCGTTGAGACTGGGGGAGGTGCACTGACTTTCCAGGTAACCGTTAGCAGCATTGGTACTAACGTAGTAATCCGGCTTGAGGGAAGCTTGGATGACTCAAACTATTTCAACCTTGATCAATCAGGGGCTGATACAACGTTTACCATTAACGGCACTTATGGTTTTTGTTTGAGCGGCTGCCCGGTGCGCTATGTGCGGTTGCGCGTGGTATCTATTAACAGCGGAACTCCAAGCATTACTGCAATGGTGGGGGCGCTATAGCAATGATTTTTTTAACGCAAGGGTTACAACGTGGGTTGCGACTTTCGTTAATGAGCATTGTTGCTGTTGTGCTTCCTTATGTTGAAAGCGGCTATTGGGTGTCCGGCTACGCAAAGGGCGACTGATGGCATTTTCTGAAAACCTCTCGGCATTTCTAAGTGATTTTGGTGTGAGCTGCACCGCAGGCGCCACAACGGCATTGGGCATCCTTGATATGCCTGGCCAAATCCTTATGGATTCAATGGTGATCAGCACTGATTACACGCTCACGGCCAAGGCAGCGGATTTTGGTGGGCTTCTCTATGGCGATGGAATCTTGGTCAATGGCATTGGCTATCAAGTGCGAGAGGTGCGCACAATTGATGATGGCGCCATGGTTGAGATTTCAATGAGCAAGCTTGCTGCTACTGAATCGGTGCCTGGTTCGCAGGTTGCCACCCTTGGCTTATCAGACCTAAGCGACGTGGCTCTTAGCGCCCCAGCCGCTGGCGATAGCTTGACCTTTAATGGGACTGAATGGGTCAATACTGATTCTTATAGCGTTGGAACGTAATGACCACCAAACGCGAATCAATTCTTGCCGCAATCAAAACGGCACTTGTAGGGACCGCAGGAGTTGGCACGCGGATCTACCGCAGCAGGGTGGAAGCCTTTGCTAGATCAGAATGCCCTGCCCTAATAATTGAACCCATCAATGATGAGGCATCAATCGACACCAGCCTGCCAACGTACACATGGCGTTTGACGGTGCGGGTGACGGTGATTGTGCGCGGCGCTATCCCAGACCAACTTGCGGATTCAACCATCCAAAGCCTGCACAGCAAACTGACGGCTGATCTAACGCTTGGTGGTTATGCGATGGACATCACCCCAGGATCTATATCGTGGGATTTAGTCGATAGCGATCAGCCAACTGGGGTTGTGACTTGCGACTATCGGGTGCTTTATCGCACCACCGTTTCTGATTTGGCAACCTAAATCCATGGATACGATGATTGATGAATACTGGGGCCAGGGCGGTTCTTACTTGCTCAACCCTAAAACTGGCAAGCGCACGCTCATTGAGCGCACCGAGCCGGCTACACCCTCCGACCCCACACCTGAGGAACTGACCGATGGCCCTGCTGGCGCGTAAGACTTACATCCTGGCCAAGGCAGAATCGGCCTATGGCACCAACAGCACCCCAGCGAACACAGACGCGGTGTTGGTCAGAAATCTTGAACTCACCCCATTGGCTGGTGATGTAGTCAGCAGGGATCTGATCAGGGGCTATCTCGGCAATTCAGAGGGCCTGATTGCGCAGACTTACGCCGAGCTGAAATTCGAGGTTGAGCTTGCGGGCAGTGGCACTGCCGGCACCGCCCCGCGCTATTCCAACCTGTTGCTTGCGGCTGGGATGGCATTAACGACCGTTGCCAGCACCAGTAACACCTACGCCCCTGTCAGTTCTTCCTTTGGTTCGTCCACCATCGTCTACAACACCGATGGCCTGAATCATGCGCTGACCGGGTGCCGGGGTTCGTTTTCGATCAAGGCTGAGGTAGGTCAAATTCCTACGATCAGTTTCACCATGATGGGGATCTACAACGCCCCAACTGATACCTCGCCTGTCAGCGCTAGCTACACCTCCCAGGCCACGCCGCTTGTCTTCCGCCAGGGCAATACCACGGCATTCTCGATCTTCTCTTACAGCGGCCTGCTCCAGTCGTTTGACTTTGACCTAGCCAACGCCACCGTCTACCGCCAGCTGGTAAACAGCAGTGCTGGTGAGGTGTTGATCACTGATCGCAAGCCCGCTGGCAGCGTGATGATTGAGGCCCCTACTCTTGCTACCAAAGATTTCTTCGGCATCGCCCTTGCATCAGCAACCGGCGGCTTGACCTTCACTCACGGCACCGCTGCCGGTAACCGGGTCGTCTTCAACTCACCTCAGACCGACATCACCACCCCTACCTACGGCGAGCAAGACGGCGTTCGGATGCTCAGCCTGCCTTACGTGTCAGTGCCAACCACAGCGGGCAACGATGAAATGAGTCTCGCGTTCACCTGATCTGCTGGTCTTGCAGAACCACCAACCCCACCAATCCGTTTATGGCCTTCATTCTCAAACAATCGGACACCTACAACTGGCCTGTGCCCTTTGAGGTTCCGACCGATGGCGGCAGGTTCCTCAAGCAATCCTTTGACGCGGAATTCAAGCGGCCAACCCAGACCCGGATTGTTGAGATTCAGGAATCAGTAATGGCCCGGTTGCGTGCCATTCAAAACGACCAGGACACCGATGGCATGATCACCGATCAGCAGATCGCTGGAGAAGTGCTTGTGGGTTGGGCCGGGATTGATGACGGTGAAGGGGGCGAGGTGCCGTTCTCTGAAAAGGCCAAGGCCCAGGTGCTCGATGTGCCGTCTGTGGCCGCGAGCATTGTTGAAGCGTTTTTTGATTCGCTTAAGGGGGCTAAAAAAAAACCTAGCTGACGCTGCCGTGTATTGGCTCGGTGGCGATGATGGTGACAAAGATCTAGAAAAGGCTGCCCAGGCTTTCAATATCGTCACGAATGAGCCGGCAAAATCACCGCACTTTGAAGTGTGGGAGGAAAATTGGGAAACGGTAGAAATGTTTCTGCGCTTGCAAACCCAATGGCGCATCGGGATGAGTGGCCGCACCGGCCTGGATTATCTAGCTGCTGAATGGCTATTTAGACTGTATTCAGTAGGGAAGCCGTCCGAGATGCTGGAGGACTTGCAAGTGATGGAAGCGGCAGTTCTCGAAGCACAGGCGGCGCGGGAGGTGTAGTCATGGCAATGAGCATGGATGCACTTCTGAAGATTCGCGCCCAGGTAGATGGCGCCAACAAAATTGTTGAACTAAACCGTGGACTGCGGTCTGTTGAAGGTGCGGCTAAGGGTGTGACGGGCGCGATGCGCGGGCTATCTGGCGCGTCTGCTGGGCTATCCGGTGCATTGGGTGCTCTGGCCCCATTGGCAAGCGTGGCGGGGCTGGTGGGTCTGGCCAAGGGCGCGTTGGATGCCGGCGACAAGCTCTATGACATGGCGCAAAAAACCGGCGTCAGTGTTGAGTCTCTGGCCCGATTTAAGAAGGCAGCAGCCACCAGCGGAACAGATATTGACGCGGTAGCCAAGAGCTTGAACAAGCTCAATAAAGGCATGTATGAGGCGGCCACTACTGGCAAGGGCAAAGCTGCTGATGCGTTGAAAACTCTGGGGATTTCCGCTACTGATGCCAGCGGCAGATTGAAGAAGGCTGACGCGGTGACCCTGGAGATTGCTGACAAGTTCAGCAAGATGGAAGGTGGCGCTAAAAAATCAGCACTTGCCATGGCGCTGTTTGGTGCCAAGACAGGCGCCGAAATGATTCCGCTGCTCAACATGGGCGGCGCTGCAATCGACAAACTGTCGGTCAAAATGACCACAGCCTTTGCGCAGAAGGCAGACGCCTATAGCGACAAACTCGCCATGCTCAGCGGGAAGGTGGGCGCACTGGGCGCTGATCTGCTGATCGCTTTGCTGCCTGCTTTGGATGCGGTGACCAGTGCAGTGACGGCTGGCGTGAGTGCATTTAACTCGTTACCTGGACCCGTCAAGGGACTGGCGGTGAGCGCCGCCATGCTTGCCATTGCCTGGGGGCCGCTGAGTGGGTTGATCGCTGGGGCTAGCACGCTGTTCATCGCTGGCGCTGCAGCCGTCGGAACCCTGCGCGTTCAGATTGCCCTAGCGGCCATGGAAGGGATTCCAGCCCTTAGTGCGGCAATCATGGCCATCCCAGGCTGGGGCTGGGCATTGGCAGGAGTTACAGCCCTGACAGCACTAGGTACGGCGCTTTACACCAATAACGCCGACTTCAGGAACTGGGTTGATAACGTCGCGTCAATTGTCGCCAACGATTTCAAGGCGGCAATGGATAACATTGCCAAGACTGCTAAAGACGGCTTTAAAGCGGCAGTAGATGCTGGTAATTGGTTCAAGGCCAGGATTAGAGATATTGCCAATTCAATCCCCCAGGGATTTTCAAGTGGCTTTAGCAGGATGGTGCAATCAGCGCAGCAAAAGTTTGCTCAAATGCAAGCCATTGTTTTTGGCTGGTGGTCGCGCATTCCTGCCCCGGTTCGGGGATTGCTCAGCAAAGGCGCCAGCGCTGTAGGTGATGCGCTGAATGTTGTGCCTGGTGTCTATGCCGCAAAGGTGTATTTGGGTGCGTTGGGCAAGGGCCCTGTCGCCAAGCAAAGTGGAAACGGCAACGGTAATGGGAATGGCGGCGGTGGCGGTGGAGACATCCCTGGACTAACTGGCGGCAGCGGTAGCAGCGGAAAGAAAGCAGGTGCCGATAAAGCCGCAGCAGAAGCAAAACGCCTTGCTGAAGAGCAAGCCAAGCAACTGTTGGCCAGCCAAAAAGCACTGGCAATCTCTCAGGCTGAGCTGACCGTTACTCAGACCACAAACGCGCTAGAAAAAGCAGCAGCAGAATACGCCCTGCAGAAATTGCGAATTGAGCAGGATTTTGCGGTGAAACTGGCAGATACCAAGCAGCTCAAAGACGGCCAGGTAAAGCAAGAGATCATCAGCAACATTCAAGCTGCCAAGCGTAACGAGCTAGAGAAAGCCCGCCTTGGATACCTAGAGCAGCAAACCAGGGAACTGCTTCGCCAGGCTGGGATTGATAACCCAGATTTCGGGAAGAAGCCAACCGGGATAGATCCTAAAGACACATACAAATACAAGCCATCACCTAGTACAGGGCTGCAAGGCGAGGACAGAAAAAAGATAGATGAAGAATATAGCAAAATCAAAGAGCGGCTCAATGATTTAATGAATCCCGCCAACCAAATCATTGGCGCAGCTAACGCCATCGGCGACGCCTTTGCCAATAGTTTTGAGGGAATGATTTCTGGGGCAATGACGGCCAAGCAAGCGTTGGCCAGTTTCTTTAAGGATCTTGCCAGTTACTTCAGCAAGATGGCAACGCAGATGATTGCGGATGCCCTGCGCATGGCAGCGATCAAAATCTTGACCAATATCTTCAGCAGTGTTTTGGGAGGCTTTGGTGGTGGCGGTAGTGGCGTGGATCTAGGCAAGAACTTCAACTCTGCTGGTGCTGGAGATACGGGAATTAGCTGGGGCGCTGCGCTGAACTACAAGCGCAACGCGCTCGGCAACGTCTATGGCGCCAATGGGATTGTTCCTTTCGCTGATGGTGGGATTGTCAATCGCCCGACGTTGTTCAAATTTGCCCAAGGTGGCGCAATGCAAAACGGGCTGATGGGCGAGGCTGGGCCAGAAGCAATCATGCCGCTCAAGCGTGGCGCTAACGGAAAGCTCGGCATTGCAGGTGGAGGCGGAACGACCAATATCTCAATCAACGTGGATGCCAAGGGCACCAAGGCCGAAGGGGACCAGGGCAAGAGCGGCGCATTGGCGCGTGATCTGGCCGCCGTAGTTGACCAGCGGCTGGTGTACCACAAACGCCCTGGGGGGATCCTCGCGTAATGGCTACCTTCACCTGGACTCCAAGCTTTGAAGCCACCGAGAGCAGCAAGCCTCGGGTACGCAAGTTTCAAGCCGGAGACGGCTACGAGCAACGCATCACGTTCTCCTTGCACGCCGACCCAAAGGAATGGGGCCTTGTTTTTTCCGAGCGCACCAACACAGAACGGGATGCAATCTTGAGTTTCCTTGAAACCAATGGAGGCGTTACATCATTTGACTGGACACCACCACGCGGTAGCGCTGGGAAATACATCTGCGAAGAATGGCAAGTGACATTGCGTGCCTACAATTTCAATACAATCCAAGCCACTTTCAGGCAGGTATTTGAGCCATGAGCAGCATTACCACCAGAGCAGCTAAAGGCTCGGCGCTCACTCACGCTGAGGTAGATGCGAACTTCACCAACCTGAACAGCGGTAAGGCTGAGGTATCTGGCCAGACCTTTACGGGTGCGGTGGTGTTGCCTGCAGGTAGCGCAACGGCTGGTGGTGTGCAGGTTGGCACGGGCGCAACGTATAAGCCTTCGATCTACTCCCCTGCTACCGACCAACTGGCGATCTCGACGGGCGGCAGCGAAAGACTGCGCATCGACAGCTCCGGGAGGTTAGGTCTGGGGACTAGTAGTCCAGTTGCAAGTTTTCACGTTGTTGGCGCGAATGGTGCTGGGCTAAGGATTGATCAAAGTAATTACAATTATTACGGCGCCTATAGCCATGTATTCATGAATTCTGGATTAACT